TTTTCCTCAATTAGCTAATTACACAAATTTTTTTACTGTCGCAAATACTTTTTTTGATCAGTATACAGACATAAGAAGGATACCCACAGGGCCTGATTTTAAAAAAATACTATCCTATATAGATAAAACAAGATCAACGTGTATATTGATACAAGGTCTAAATAAACCGAGAGATCTTATTGCCTTTGCAGATACTTTTTTGGGTGGTAAACTAGCTGAGCAAATACAAAAACTACAAAAGTTAATCGATCCAAAAAAAATAGAAAGCGTTGTAAAAAGTATTCAAAAAGGCGTTAACGTAGCATACAAAGCAATTAAATCGCTCTTAACCGCTATCAATATCGTTAGAACTATTATTAGCATAGCTAGTATAATAATTAAAGTTCTTTTTGTTATAGCTAAGTTCTTAAAGAAACTGCCAATACCATCGATATTTACCACAACAGCTGAACCAGTTACTATTGGAGATGCAGTCGCTAAACTTCAAAAGAAAGTCGATTTTTTTACAGACAGATTAAATGAAATTAATAGAATTTTATCAGCGGTTTACTTTTTTTGTCAAAAAAGACTTACTGAATTTGGCCAAATATTAAATTATTTACAAGTTGTACGTATAAATTTACAGAATTGTGATTTACAAGAATCTAAAAATGAAACTATACAAAATATAGATTCAGCAGTAACCGATACACAATCAACTATAAATGATTTAAATAACTATATAAACACGTATGATAATAATAATTCGAAAAGAAAGAAGCGAATCGGTGAATACACTATTCAAATTTTAACTGAAGAAGTGGTTGATGAGGGGATAAATTTACGTCGTAGATATGGAATAGCTCTAAATAATAGAGGCATTGTAGTTGCAAAATCTGTGCCTACTTTTGCTACCGATGATAGAGTGATTATAGACGAAGTTAAACTATTGCTGCCAAAACAAAACTTAACTGGTTTAATACCTAGTGAATATTTAGCAGTCATGGACGAATCTGCTAATTACTTAGATACAGATGAACCTGCAGAACAAGACGTTTTTACTGAGGACGAAGAAATAGAAGAGGATAATGATGATGAAGACAGCGATCCACCTGCTGGATTGGGTTTACAAGGATTCGTTAATAAATTAAAGGGCGGTAGAAGATTGAGACGCAGAATGCGTAGAGAAACGGCTAAAGCAAAAAGAAAATTGGCAAATGAACTTAGATCATCAGATCCAAATTCTCAAGCTACTAAAAAATCTAAGATTGATTCACTAAAAGCAGAAATTGGTGTAGTTAAAGATGATATAGCCGCAGCAAAAAGAAAACTAACGGTTACCATTGCAGCTGCAGTTTTGAATCCTCTTTTAAGACCTGTTATTATTATATTCAAAAAACGCGTAGACGATTTAGTAAAATTGTTAAAACAAAAAGAAAACGAATTGTCTAAATTAAGTAAAACATCCCCATAAAAAAATAGAAAATAATATTTATAAGATATGGCAAAATTAGATATACTTAGACAGATAATTAAAGAAGAGGTGGTAAAAGCCCTAAGGCAAGAATTGCCTCGTCTTCTATCAGAAAATATAAATAAAGAAACTGGAATTAAAAATGTGATAAAAGAGACAAAAAAATCCCAAATTCCACTATCGTTAAATACGCCTGAAACTTACCAAAAAAGAATTCAGTCTAATATTCAATCAACATTCTACGGTAATTCTCCATTGAATGACTTGCTTAACGAAACAGCTATGAATATGATTGATAACGAAGATGCATCAATCAATTTCACATCTGATGATGTCAATCCTGTTTCTTTTTTCCAACCAAAAGAAGCATCAGTTGGTGATGTGAATGGCATGTTATCTACAGCGAGACAAAGTTCAAATCTAGAAGCAGTACAAATCAACGAAGTTCCAGATTATTCTAATTTAATGAAAAAAATGATTAACAACGGAGTAATGTAATATGGCATACGGAGTAAAAATAATACCAATAGTCGATACGCGACCATCTACTGGAGTGGGTGTCAAAATTCCATTTTCATCTAATGGCGTATTTACTACGGTTTATACGACCAAAGAACAAACAAAATACAATCTTATAAACTATCTATTATCAGATCCAAGAGAAAGACCGTTTAGTCCGACTTTTGGTGCAGGATTACGATCTAAGATATTTGAATACATAAATCAAAAAACTGTCGATGAAATTAAACTAGCATTGACATCTAAACTAGAAAAATTTTTTCCTAATGTAAAAGTCGAATCAGTGGATGTACTAGCAAATCCAGACAAGAATGAGATTAGCATACAATTCTCTTATAGTATACTAAGCACAAGTGAGTTTGACGAAGTTAGTATACAAATACAAAATTAAATAAAATGGCAGAAAATAAAGACATAAAATATTTAAATAAAGATTTTTCTACTTTTAAAACAGATTTAATAGAGTACGCAAAATCTTATTTTCCCAATTCATACAATGATTTTAGTGCAGCTTCACCAGGTACTATGTTTATTGAGATGGCTGCTTATGTGGGAGATGTACTATCGTATTACTTAGATAACCAAATTCAAGAAAGTTTTTTACAATACGCAAAACAGCCAAATAATTTATATACTCTTGCATATATGTTGGGTTATAGACCCAAAGTCACATCCGCAGCTGTGGTTGATTTAGACGTGTATCAAACAGTTTTATCAGTTCAATCAGGAGCAGACTACTTACCTGATTTTGGATACGCTTTAACGATAGCCGAAGGAATGCAAGTAACACCAGCAACGGATTCGTCTATAACGTTTTACGTGCCTGATAAAATAGATTTTACGATGTCCTCATCTATGGATCCCACGGAAGTATCAGTGTATTCTTTAACGGGAAATAATCCAGACACTTTTTTATTGAAAAAAACAGTTAAAGCAATATCAGGACAGGTTAAATCAGCCGCTTTCGATTTCGGTAATTCTGATAGATTTCCATCAATAACTTTACAAGATTCAAATATCATAGATATAATCAGTATCACTGATAGCGATGGTAATAAATGGTATGAGGTTCCATATCTAGCGCAAGACTACATATTAAACCCTGTTGCTAATATAGCTTCAAATTATCCAGATCTATATCAATTCAACAACCAGGTTCCTTACATGATTGAAAAATTGTCGGTTCCAAGAAGATTCACAACTAGATTTTTATCAAATGGAACAATGATGATAGAATTTGGATCTGGAATAGACTCGACTAAAGCTGATAATCAAATATTACCGTTACCACAGAGCGCAAGTTTGGGATTAACAGATTCACTAACGCTAATGAATACAGCTTTTGATCCAACTAATTTTGTAGTAACTCAAACATATGGATTGGTTCCTAAAAATACTACTCTTACTGTAAAATATTTAGCTGGAGGAGGAGCAAACTCTAATGTATTTTCCAACGAATTAAATAGAGTGTCATCTATATCATCAACGTCTGTTTCATCTCCATCGAGAGTGAATACGGTTGTGGTTAACAATCCTTCGCCTGCAGCGGGAGGTGGAGATGGAGAAACAATCGAGGAGTTAAGATATAACATACTATCGCAATTTCCTTCTCAAATGAGAGCTGTTACTCAACAGGATTACATGTCAAGAGTTATTAGCATGCCAGCTAAATTTGGAAAAATTTCTAAAGTATTTGTTACAAAAGACGATGCAACATTTAAAAACTATATAAACTCATCAGCTTATACTAAAGATCAGATACTAATAAGTTTGTACTTATTAAGTTACAATTCAAACGGAAATTTGGATTTCCCTTCACAAGCATTATTAAATAATGTTAAAACGTATTTGAACGAATATAAACTACTAACTGATGCGATTAATTTAAAAAATGCGTATATAATCAACATAGCTTGTAATTTTGAAATAGTTATATATCCCAATTTCTCAGGACAAGATGTATTAGCTAGATGCATAGCTGTTCTTAAAAACTACTTTAATATAGGAAATTGGCAAATAAATCAACCAATTGTTTTGTCTAACGTATATTCTATATTAGATCAAGTAGAAGGAGTTCAAACGGTCACCAAAGTAGATATAACAAATAAAGTTGGAGAAGCTGATGGATATTCAAAATATGCATACGATATTC